CTTTTATCAATGATTATTATCCCGGTGATATTGACTATGATGTATCACTTATTTCTAAACTTAATATTGACATAGAAGTTGCCGCAGACGAAGGATTCCCGTCAATCGAATCTGCGGACAAAGAAATTACAGCAATCACTATGAAGTTTGGCAGCAAGTATTGGGCACTTGGTTGTGGCGACTATGAATCTTGCAATCCTAACATTAGATATTCAAAATGCAAGGATGAAGTTACTCTCCTCACAAAGTTCTTAGATATCTGGCGTTCAATTGATGCAGATGTTATCACGGGATGGAACGTTGAGTTCTTCGATATTCCGTATATCGTCAACCGTATCAAGCGCCTCATGGGTGTTGAGATGGCAAAGAAGTTGTCGCCATGGAACATGCTCGAAGAACGTGAAGTGTTGATTGGGACACAGACGCAGAAAGGATATATTCCTGTAGGAATTACAATCCTTGACTACATGCCGCTCTACAAGAAGTTTTCATTCTCGAACCAGGAATCATATCGCCTCGACCATATCTGTTCTGTTGAACTAGGCGAGCGCAAGATGGATTATTCAGAGTATGATTCTTTGTTTGATCTGTATAAGCGTGACTTTCAGAAGTTTGTTGAATACAACATCCGAGACGTTGATCTAGTTGATCGACTTGATGATAAACTGAAGTTCATTGAACAGGTATATGCGATTGCCTATGATGCTAAGGTTAACTATCAAGATGCCTTCACTTCTGTGAAGTTGTGGGATGTTATCATTCATAACTATCTCATCAACCAGCGTGTAGTTGTTCCACAACCAACAAAGATTCGTAAGGATCATTCTATCCTTGGCGGGTTCGTCAAGGAACCAAAACCTGGCATGTATAATTGGGTTGTGTCTTTCGACTTGAACTCACTATATCCTCATCTCATCATGCAGTATAACATCTCACCAGAAACATATGTTGGACAACTCCCAGACATCGTTGGTGAAGAAGGTGTGATGAAGATCCTCAATGGTCACCTAGACAATTCTGCAATCAAGAACTATATGTTTGAACAGAACGTGACTGTCTGTGGATCTGGTTGTATGTTCGGGCGTGAGCGAGACGGATTCTTGCCTAAACTCATGCACAAGATGTATAACGACCGAGTCGTATATAAAGAAAAGATGATCGAGGCAAAGAAAGCGCAAGAGGCAAATCCTTGTGAAGAAAATATCAAACTCATTGCTCGCCATCACAACATGCAGTTGGCAAAGAAGATTCAGTTGAATTCTGCTTATGGTGCATTGTCCAATGAATGGTTCAGATGGTTTGATGATAAGTTAGCAGAATCAATCACACTGTCTGGTCAGTTGTCCATCAAATGGATGGAACGTGATATGAACAGATATCTCAATAAATTATTTAAGACGAAGGACTATGATTATGTCATTGCTTGCGATACGGATAGCATGTATATTACGCTTGACCAACTGGTCAATCACCTTGGCATTAAAGAACGACCGACTGTTGAGATTGTCGAGTTCTTGGACAAGGCTTGTGAAAATAAGTTTGAACCGTTTATTGCTGATTGCTATGAGTCTCTTAGCAGATATGTTAATGCCTTCCAACAAAAGATGGTCATGAAGCGTGAAGCAATTGCTGACAAAGGAATCTGGACAGCAAAGAAACGCTACATCCTCAATGTCTGGAATAATGAAGGTGTTGCTTATACAGAAGCAAAGTTAAAGATGACGGGCATCGAGGCAGTGCGTTCTTCGACCCCAAAGGCGTGCCGTGATAACATTAAGAAGTGTCTCAACCTGATTATGACAAAGGACGAGGACACAGTCATCTCATTCATTGAGAAGTTCAAGTATGAGTTTAGACAGTTGCCTTTCGAGGAAGTTGCTTTCCCACGAGGTGTCAAACATCCGCAGAAGTATCAAAGCAAGACAGAAATATATATCAAAGCAACGCCGATCCATGTCCGTGGTGCATTGCTCTACAACAAACTGATCAAGGATTCTAAACTAGAATCACGCTATCCTCTAATTAAGAATGGTGACAAGATCAAGTTCTGCTATATGAAGATGCCCAATCCTTTGAAGGAGAACGTGATTGCATGTCCAGGCGATTTGCCAAGACAATTTGGTTTGGATAGATATATCGACTACGACTTGCAGTATGAAAAATCATTTGTCGAACCACTCAAGACAATTCTCGATGCTATCGGATGGCAAGTCGAGAAGACAAGCAATTTAGAAAGTTTCTTTGGATGAATAAAGTAGCACAAAATATTGTCAAGGTCGGTGGCAATATTATGATAGACAACAAGAATTTTCTAGTCAATTTTAGTTTGGGCAATTTCTGTAATTACTCATGTAGTTATTGCTGGCCAGCAGTTCATTCTGGGACATATCCTTTTAGAAATTTCAACTTCTATTCATTATTCATAGATGATTTAAAGGATGAGATCTACAAAAGAAAATTTGAAAGTTTGACTATCTTATTTACAGGCGGCGAACCAACAGCATATAAATTTCTACCAAAAGTTATAAAGAATTTTTGTAATGATGATACTCGTATTAAGAACAATCTATTACTTAACACAAATCTAAGTCCTGCACTATCTTGGTGGGATAAATTTTTAAAGATATCAAACAGAGCAAACGCTCGTTTTATTGTTGCAAGTTTTCACCATGAGTTTGCAGATATAGATCTTTTTATAAAAAAAGCAGTATATTTAAAAGAAAAAGGTGTCGGCATTATAATTAGAAAAGTTGTGAATCCTACAGAACAAGACATAGATTATTGTATAGGTCTTTTTCATAGATTTGAAAGTGAGGGTCTATATTTTGAAATGAAACCTTACCTGCATAATGCGCCGCAGAAAAAAGATACCACAACAATTTTTGTTGGTAAAAAAATCCATGAAGAATTTACTAACAAGATGTTTAATCAATTAGAAGAAATACAAAGATCATCTAAATATATTTCTGATGCTGAATTGATAAAAATATCTCTATTTGATGATAAAGGAATAGAAAAAAATATTGATAGTGAGATGGGTTTGTTTTACGGTAATGGTTTAGATTTTAGTGGATGGAATTGTTCTGCAGGATATAATCATCTTTCTATATCACATAATGGAAATATTCAAAGATGTTTTGATGTAAAAAACAAAGAAGCAGTTCTAGGCAATATATATGAAGGAACTTTTAAATTGCATGATGAGCCAACAGTATGTCCTGTTACTTCATGTTCATGTATCACCTGTCTCTTAACACAGAAGGAAAGAATCAATGGCTAATATTAAAGACATTAAAGATGACGAATGGGACTTTGGATTTTCAGACGATCTCGAACCAACAATTGAAAAGCATCAGTCAAAGGCACAGGATATAGTTGATATGGTGTTGCCTTTACTTAATAACTTAAAGAAAAATCCTGACAAGCCAAATATTGTTTGGCCTAATCGTGAGAAAGATATTGACAAATTTATCAAAAGACTATATGATAAGTTAAATTCGTAATGTTTTTCTATAAAGAAATAGATAAGAAATATATACAAGAATTAGAAAATTACTATAACACAGTAGCATCATTTAGAACTTGGGATGATGCTTTGTTGTTTTTTAATTTGTCTAAATTTATGAAACCTAATAGTAAAATATTAATAGCAGGAAGCGGACAAGGATTTGAGGCATTATGTTTTAAATTGTTTCTTCCTGATAGTCAAATAGATTTGATAGATAACTGGTCGGAACCATTTATACACCGCAACAACAAATTTTATAGAAACAATCATATTGACAATACAAAAGATAATTTCTTAAAAAACTGCGACTTGTTTAATGTTGATTTTAATCTCATAGAATGTAATTTATTTGATATAGATGCTTCTAAAATTAAAATTACAGAAACGTATGATTTGATTTACTACAACATCATAGCAAATACGCAAGAACATCATAAAAATGTAATACATAATATGTTTGATTTCTTTTGGGATATACTGAATAAAACGGGTTTTCTTGTTGGCGGCGGTTATCATTTAAATAAACCTAACTACAAAATGACTCCTATTGTCAATAAATTTAGTATTGACAAAGATATAGAAATACACTACAATAAGTTAAATTGGGTGCTTGAAAAGTAAATGTTAAGGAAACAATATGTCACTCGTTGCACGTCTTATTAAAAATTCTACAATCAAAGAAACATCTATTCTTGCAGACAGTAAGATCTATGGTCACAAGGATATGATTCCTACTAGCGTTCCAATGGTGAACGTAGCACTATCAGGTAAAGTTGATGGTGGTTTGACACCAGGACTTACTGTATTGGCAGGTCCGTCAAAGCATTTCAAGAGCGCCTTTTCTCTCCTTATGGCGTCTGCATATATGAAGCAGTATCCTGATAGTGTTCTTTTATTCTATGACTCAGAGTTCGGCACGCCTGAAGGATACTTTACGTCCTTTGGTATCGATATGGATCGAGTCATCTTTACGCCTATCACAGATATTGAACAGTTGAAGTTTGATATGATGAAGCAGTTGGATGAGATCAATCGTAATGATAAAGTGGTCATTGTTATTGACTCAGTAGGTAACTTGGCATCTAAGAAGGAAGTCGATGATGCTAATGACGGCAAGTCAGTTGCAGACATGAGTCGTGCAAAGTCGCTCAAGTCGTTCTTTCGTATGGTCACACCTCACCTGACACTCAAAGACATTCCTTTGCTTGCGGTAAATCATACATACAAAGAAATTGGTCTGTATCCTAAAGACATCATCGGTGGTGGCACAGGCATCTATTACTCAGCAGATACAATCTGGATCCTTGGGCGTCAGCAAGACAAAGACGCAGATGGTATCAACGGATACCACTTCATTATCAACGTCGAGAAGTCACGCTATGTCAAAGAGAAATCTAAAATCCCAATCACCGTTTCATATGAAGGTGGTATCAAGCGTTGGTCTGGGTTACTTGACCTTGCCCTTGAAGGCGGCTATGTTGCTAAGCCTTCTAATGGTTGGTATGCTCTCGTGGATCGTGCTACTGGCGAAATAACAGGCAACAAGATGCGTGCCGCAGACATTGCAGATAACGGAACTATCTGGAAACAGATCTTGTCTGATACTGATTTTGCAGAATACATCAAGAAGAAATATACACTAGTAAGCGGCAACCTTGTTAGTGAAGATGAACAACAACCAATCAATGTGGAGAGTGATGATGAATAAAATTACAGTTGGTATTGAATCTGATGCTTTTGATCTTATCATTCAGCAGACATTAGTCGAGGACTATCGTTCCTTGTGTGATGAGGTTCGCCGTCTTGAAAATAAGTTTCGGAAACCGTATGAACAAGAAGATCTCAATGATTCTCGTAGGTTCCGTGATGGGTTGGAGGCGATACTTCCTTATTACTTAATGTCAGATAAAGCACAAGCAATTATTGATGAGGAATATATCAAGAATGAATATTCTGATGGTGTAACTAATGCTGAATTTATCGATCCAACAAATCCTATGGAGCATGAAGTTGAATATTTCAAGGACTTGAAAGAAAAGCGTATTCAGATGCTTGAAGAGCAAGTTGAGTATTTGATGAAAGCACATCATTCACATCCGCCTGAACCTACTTTCGATGGTCGCAAGATTCATAGCGATCAGTGGGGCAAACGCTATGTAATGAACGAAAACGGCATCCGCACCTATCTTGAGCCATTCGATGATTGAGATCCTCGAAGGCGAAGAAGAACAAGCAATGCGATTAATTGATGAGAGAGAAGATATGAAGAAAAAAGGTTACGTATCAGAGGATCACAATTTCTTTAGTATACCTTCAGACAATGTTTTTCTTGAAACTGTATGTGTCCATATCATAGGTGATAAGGTATTCATTGAAACAGAAGATGATTCTATTTGTCTTTCGATAGATCAGGCAAAGCGGTTGACATATTTCCTAAATGATCGTATTGTAAGGGTTGTTGACTTTGGAGAAGATTAAAGTAAATGATAGAAAAAACAATTATCAGTCATCTTATATTCAACGAGGCATTTGCTCGAAAGACATTGCCGTTCTTGAAAGATGAGTATTTTCATAACCAACATGAAAAGACAGTATACAAACTTATTGATACCTATGTAAAGAAATACAATAGCACACCAACAAAGGAGGTGTTGCATATTGAGTTAAAGAATAGGGAAGGATTGTCTGAGACGATCTATAAAGATTCGAAAGTCCTTATTGATGATCTTACAGTTGAAAACACAGAAGTTCAATGGTTGTTAGATTCAACAGAGAAGTTCTGTCAGGAGAAAGCGATCTACAATGCTATCATGGCATCCATTAAAATACTGGACGATAAAACGGGCAGTTCCACTACCGGATCTATACCTACTCTCTTGTCAGATGCCCTTGGCGTTAGTTTTGATGTTTCTATTGGTCACGACTACTTTGCTAATGCTGATGACAGATTTGATTTCTATCATCGCAAGGAAGAACACATTCCTTTCGACTTGGAGCTACTCAATAAGATTACAAAGGGGGGTCTGGTTAGAAAGACTCTCAATATTGCATTGGCTGGTACCGGTGTTGGCAAGTCTCTATTCATGTGTCATTGTGCTTCTTATAATCTGACACAAGGAAAGAATGTTCTGTATATTACCTTAGAAATGGCAGAAGAAAAGATTGCAGAACGTATTGATGCTAACTTGCTAGATGTGACTGTTGATGAACTATCAACACTTTCTAAAGATTCATATGACAAGAAGATCAGTCGCCTACGTGAGAAAACGCTAGGCAAGTTAATCATCAAAGAGTATCCTACAGCATCTGCGGGATCCGGTCATTTTAGGCATTTGTTAAATGAACTTAGAATCAAGCGAAATTTTACTCCTGATATTATCTACATTGATTATCTTAATATATGCTCTAGTAGTCGTATTAAGTCTGGATCTAACGTTAACAGTTATACATACATTAAAGCTATTGCTGAGGAACTGCGAGGGCTTGCTGTTGAGTTCAATGTGCCTGTTGTTTCTGCTACACAAACCACTCGTGGTGGTTACGGGAATTCAGATGTTGAACTCACTGATACCTCAGAGTCTTTCGGATTACCTGCAACGGCTGATCTGATGTTTGCTTTGATCTCGACCGAAGAACTAGAAGATCGTGGTCAGTTGATGTTGAAGCAGTTGAAGAATCGCTACAATGATCCTACAATGCATCGCCGCTTTGTTGTCGGCATCGACCGTGCTAAGATGCGTCTGTTTGATGTTGACTCGTCAGAACAGACACTACAGGATGACAAACCCGTCTTTTCTAAATCCTCGTTTGGTCAAACCATGGATGCGGAAAAGAAAGAAAGATTCAAAAAGTTAAATTAGTTTAAAAAGATTGGTTGACATTATTCTCCTCATGTGCTAGATTGAATAATAGGACATGAGGAGAGAACCATGAAATTGAATCTGACAGCAGAAAAAATCTCAGAAATGAATGGTATGAATTTCAATGATGCAGTGCAGTTCGCATTGTCCATCATTGATTCTGCACATAAGAATTCAGTAGATGTTACAGACAAGATGAAGATCGTCCGTCTGAAATATAATATCTCGACAAAAAAGAACACCGTTCAGTTGATGAAAATGTTCTATGATATCATGTTGTCCGGTGAGGGACATGCAGTAAAAGGTTCGAAGTGGAAGAAACACTATGCAAAATGATCTCGCCTATAATCCCTATACAACTGAATCTTATTACAAGAACCTAGAAATGGGCGAGAAGGGTGAATGTTTCATCCTCGGCAATTTGTATGCAGAATTTCATCATTGTAAGATCATGCGTGCCGCAGAATATGGTCGTATTCTTAAGCAGCAGAACGCAGAAGTTATCTATACGGGATCTGATTATAG